CCAGTAAACCCTGTAGATCCAGTAAAACCAATTGAACCTGTAAATCCAACTGAACCGTCAAAACCTCTTGAGCCGTTAAATCCAACAACACCGCCGGAGCCCGCAAACCCAGATGAACCTGAAAAACCAACGGATCCTGTATATCCAAGACCACCTATAGAACCTGTAAACCCTGATGAACCGGTAACCCCATTATCACCTTGTGTACCTGATGAGCCATCAAATCCAATACTGCCCCGTGATCCTGTAAATCCTCTAGCACCATCTAAGCCTATTGAGCCTGTAAACCCTTGAGCGCCTTGAGGACCTTGCAACCCTTCTGAGCCTGTGAATCCAATGGACCCTGTAAATCCTTGTGTACCTCTCGAGCCAGCAAACCCTTGCGCACCTTGAGAGCCTGTAAAGCCTACTGATCCTACAAAACCTGATGAGCCAGTGAATCCTTGCGCGCCTTGCGAACCAGTAAAGCCAGTAACACCTCTAGATCCTGTGAAGCCAGTAGCTCCTTGTGATCCAGTAAAGCCATTGATACCGGAACCCCAGTAAATAGTTGAACCGTTTGAAAATAGCACCTGTCCATTTGCACCAAGAGAACCATTTGCAGATAGCGCTGCTGCGGTTAATACAAATGTAACGTTTGCTTGTGGTACATCAAGTGACTGTAGGGTTGTCTTACCAAATCTATCAACTGAAAGCCAGTTATCAGAGAATGTAATATTGCTCTGAGGATGTGTATTTGGTGTAGCCCCTATAGAGACAGTTTGTCTTTGCTCATCCCATGCAAATGCAACGTTATAATTTGTTGTATTAGGGGATGCATAACGCTGGAAAACAAGACCAATATCATTAATAGGTGTTGCTTGACCAGTATTAAGAACAATGAATGAGTTACTTACATCAAGTACAGCTGTATTAACAAACGTAAACGTACCTAGTACTTGTAAGTTACCTTGTACAGTTACATTAGTAAATATACCAGTATTAGGTGTGGTTACACCAATAGCGCCTGGGTTTGCCCATTTGCGCTGCTCTAAGAAGTTTGAGTTGTTTGCAAAGAAAGCTGAGTTAACATTTAACTGGCTCTCTGGCTTACCGTTGAGATTTTGGGCATTATTAGCTTGAAGAGCATTGTTAGCGTTATTAGCAAATCCAGCATTATTAGCTAGTAATGCATATGTTGCAAGCGCTGCTGTATCAGCTGTTAAAGCATTGTAAGCAAACTCAGCAGTATTAGCGTTATTAGCAGCTAAAGCAAACTCAGCAAATGTAGCATTATTAGCAAAATTAGTTACATTAGCTTGTAATGCAAAATTAGCGAGATTAGCAAAATTAGAATTATTTGCGGTATTTGCAAAACCTGCGTTATTAGCTAAAAGAGCAAAGTTTGCAGTATTTGCAAAAATGGATGAATTAGCTTGAAGTGCAGATGCTGATTGAGTAGCAAAGCTTGCATTATTAGCAGTTTCGTTGAGCCATATCCACGATACACCATTTGAAAAGTAAATTCGCCCATCATTAATATCATACAGCAGCGCCCCGTTAAACAGGGTTGCATCAAAATCGTTCTTATCAACAGGAACGCCTTCGGCTAATAGTAATTCCGCTTGCGAATTATACTTTAAGCTCATAGTAGGGTGAACTCTTCTCTTTGGTTAATAATATATGAGAAATGTACATGTGCGTGATTAGCAGATGGAGATGCATTACTAGGAATAGCAACTTCTAGAATCTCTCCAGTCTTCATTACCTGACGTTCAAAACTAATTGATAGAAAATCACTAACAGGTATTGGCGCAGTTTGAACTACTGTATAGTATGTATTATCAACACCTCTGATACGAACTGATGCCCGTATAGTTGCGCTGTGCATATTTGTAATTGTAAGCCCGGTCATAATAGCTGCTGTATTAACAGTCTTTGCTGAGATAGGGCCATTACGAGGTATAAAATAACTAGGTACCTGTAAGACTTGTACCCATGTATTACCCTGCAGTTGTTTACGTTCAACTTCAAAGAGATTTAATGGTGGTCTTGGTGTTACTGTGTTTGCTGCTAGAGCCACTTTTAGCCTCCTATGCCAATAATTAGTGGAAGGGTAATATTCTGCACACCTCTGGAGAATGCTTGCCCTTCAATTGTGCTTCGTTCGAAATCTACTTTTAAATCTGGACCAAGGTATGTATCGCCTGCTTCAGTATTAAACGTAGCATAGATAACTCCACCATTGGAAGTATATAGGTTTGTTACAGGATTAGTTGCCTGCCCGGTTGCTCTCTGACCGAATGGGAGAGCGTTATAGTTAACACCTGAACCTGCATATGAGAACTGATGAGATGCAGCTTCAACCTTTGATTGGAATACTTCAGTATAGTCGTTAGGGTTTGTTACAACATTGATAGCTAAATTAAACATCCCTTGAACCATTGCGTTAGCATCTGGCTCTGTACCTGCAACGTTAAGAGTACGACTGCTAAGGTAGTTTTTCATAACATTATATGTATTGGCAAGCAGTGGTGCTAGTGCAGGATTAAATCCATATACAGAGTTGGCTGAGAATGTAGTAGTTGCGTTAGCTGTAAATAAGCTTTGGATCCAGAATACTGTACCTCTATCTTGGCCTGCAATAAGATCATCTGCTGTTTCAAGAAGAATAGTCTTAGTATCACTTGATGTTTGATTAGCAAGAGCAGAGTTTGCTAGAACAGTAGATGTAAAGTTAGTAATTGTTTTGAAGCCGCTATTGTTAGACATGAGATAGTCAACAATAACATCAGCGTTACTCTTAACAAACCCACCAGACACAGGGCATTGAGTTACAAGAGTATCCCGATTAACAATACCTTGTAATCTAACAACATAACGAAAACCAGTAGATGCAAATGCGTAATCACCGAATGTAGCGTTAGAGTTAACAACAGTAATTTGACCACCGGAATGTGCCCAGATTCCTACACGACTCCAGTTTGTGAATACTGATACTAACTGTACAAAAGCATTATCAACAACAGCATATGCAACTCCGTTGGGATTAACAGCTGTAAATGAGTCAACAACTACGGAACGTAATGGTGAATCAGGATCGCATACTGAGCCATCTGCGTACAAACAACCACCAGTCATTGGTACTAGTGGGTTACCGCTATCGCGATTCATAGGAGACGACATAGATGAGCTATTAGCCTGGGACGCTGTTGGTAAATTATGGAGAACCGAACAGTCACTTATGTATGGGGATCTTGTAATAATAGCACCCGGTTTAAACGCACATGCATAACCCTGAGTAGGGGGACCGTAATCAAGTGAACCTTGATAGGTACTAAGCCATGATGGTTCATGGCGAAGATTAGTAAATGTAAATCCACGTACTTTACAACCGGAGTCGAGAAGCAACATGTTGTTTGATTCATAGCCTTCGGCCATACTAAGCTTAGTTACACGTGGATCATAACCATAAAGGCAACTGTTTCTAGGGATAATAGTATTTGGTGAAACTGTATATTCCCCAGGTGACACCATAATGATACAAGATTTACCTGTATTATTTGCAGCGCGAATCGCAGCACCAATAGTTTGGAATGGCTTATAAATTGACATTCCGGTATTTGAAGTTTGATTAATATAAGTGTTTGCATCATTATCGTTACCGTTCATGGCAACGTAAAATGTACGCTCAACAGCTTTTCTAGGGGTAAGTTGGGTTGCTAATGATGGTAATAGCCCTGTATTAGCCCAAGTATTAGTTGCATCAACAAAATAATACCAGTCATTATTGACTATAATAGGGTCATTATAAACGAGCCCAATAGCATTATTTGGCGCAGTAGTATTAGCTTGTAGTATTGCTAGGTTAGCAGCAATAATATCTACTTTAGATAAACCAGCAGATGAAAGAGCTGTAATAGATTCTTCAAGGTTATTAACGCGAGGTATATCAAGAGTACCGATAACGATCTCACCAAACTTATCGATAGTAAACTGACTTACACCATTTTTCTTAAGGTCTAGCAGCTTCGAGTTCACTTCAGAACTGAGATCGAATGTATTCATTTTAATAGAAGTATACTGCAGGGCACTATCGACCCATGTATCCTTCATATTGTAAATTTTAGTTGTCACACAATTAACCCTTTAAACGTTCTTATATTTATAATTAGAGCAATTAGTCGTCGTTGTTTTTAGAGCCAATAACATTTACTTTTAACGGTGTATCAGACATTGACATTAACATCATTTGACTGAGACTGCTTTGAAAGTTATCATTATTCTTAGCCATTTCATTACGAAAAGATTCAACAGCTGACCCTGTTTGTCTTTGTTGTTGACTATTCTCAATAAGTAATACTGGTAGCCAACTTATAGCACAACTCCAATTATCAACAGGTTCTCCTGTATTAGGATTGGTACCTCTAACTTGAGTAAACCACGAACACTGTAATTGTATACAGTCTTTTTTAATAAGAGGGCAAAATGTACCCGGTTTCATTTGCATAATATAAGTCTTTCATTAGTTTTTAGATGCTAGAATAACATCAACATATTGTACATCGAAATTAAGTGTATGGGAGTGTTCACCACTTCCACCAGCAGCTCCTATTGACCCTGCTTCCCAATCAGGGTTACCACGACCTTCTTCAAAACCATTAGCGCCAGTATGTGAGCCACCATATGAAACACCAACTGTACCTGAATGAGTATGTGCAGGTATTTCATTAATATTGAGAGCGTGTCCATCTGTTGTGAATGAGCTATTAAATGCACTAGTAAATGTTGTTGTACCACCAGAGCTAGCTGCACCACTTACTACACGTAATGCTTTATTATCATGGGTTGTAATCTTAGTCCAACCTACTGGTGCGTTGGTCTGAGCAAATAGCATGACTGTACCAGATGGAATTAAATTAGGATAATTTGCGCCTGCAATTGCACCTGACCATACAATATAGCCGTTTGAGTGTGCTTTAAAGTTACCCCACTCAGTAGAGCCAAGTGAGTCAGTTACTTGAATATATGCTACACCAGATGTTGGATTACCACGTACTCTTACACCACCTACTGTACCAGAATTAGGGGTTGTAGCATCAATATACCCTTGTGTACGGAATACCGAGTTACTAATTAAGAATACTGCATCATTTTGTAGTCTATAACCGGTTGTTTGACCTGCTGTTACTGTAGTAAATACCCCTGTATTAGCAGTAGTAGAACCTATAGTACCAGGCGATTCCCATGTACGACCCTGTAAAGTTGAAGCATTGGTAACCGAGCTGGTAAGGAATGCTGTATTAACAGATACACCACGTGAGTCAACTACAATACCATCTCCAGCACGGACACCAATTGTACCGTAAGATGTAATTGGTGAGCCAAAAGCCCCAGAAGGGAGAGCTGTAAAGAATATACCAGCACCATTTGCTAACGATGTAACAGTTCCTGTACCACTAGCTGTAGACCAGTATATACTGCTACCATCAGTCGCAAGGAGTTGCCCTGGTGAACCTGTTGAGTTATTGGCAATAAATTTCTGACTTGCGCCTACAAGCACTGCAGTGCTATTAGCTATAAAACTTGCCCCGAGGGATAGGGTATTACCTGCTAAAGTATTTGCTGTAAATGTTCCATTAAGTAGAGCATTGCGTGGCGATGCAATAGTACCGGTAACTCCCTGGGTGGAGTTAGCTGTAATTACTTCACTGTTTATTACTTGAATAATCTCGTTAGTACGGAGTACCCAGGTATTAAATGTATCTGTTAAAATATCGACGTTAGCAACGCTTCTAGCCATAATTTTTTCCGCTTACAACCTGTAATAAAAGTTCTTTTATATTAGAAAGCTCGTCGCGAAGAGAATCAAGCTCTCTTTCCAGCTCACTATTTTTCTTTTTATCTTGCCTTCTTGCAACGATAGCTTTATAATAACTATCCTCATTATTTATAATGGCTTTCGAGACAGGATCCCTAGTAAACATTATGCAGAAACTCCAAGGACTTGAATCTGATCAATTCTTGGCACCTTGTATGTTTTATCCGCAAGCATTACTATCTTAACCTGCATTGTATCAAATGCATCAAATTCAGCAAGTGTTGAATTATAATATCGTGAAATATTAGTGTTATTAACGTTATTGAAAGCAACATTAGTATATTTCAGCTTATCAATCTTATAACCTGAGCCTGCAATATTATTTGTATTAACCACTCCACCGATAATAATATGAGTTGTATTAGCTTGCTTAACAGCAGCAACTTGATAGTTGGTCTGTGGGAATAGTGGGTTATAGATCTTGATTAGATCGTTATTAGCAATAAGGTTTACTGTATTAGAATAACCTGAGTTAGCTGCTGCAATCGTTGCACTGCCTAGTGTTGTAGTAAACGTTCCTGGTATAGTATATGCTGACTCACTATACTGTGGAAGCCCTAGTTCAAACTCAACGAAGTCTGACTCATCATCTGTGGATGAAAATCTATCAGCGTTCTGTGTATATTCTAGTGGTGACCATGCTTTATCATCAAATGCTTCTGGATCCTTAGAATTATATAAGCGTGTATAGACGCGAATCTCAGTGCCCTTAGGACGATAAGCAACCATAAACATACGAACATCTTCAGCGAATTTATCGTTTGAGAATTGTATCTTTGCACCAATATGCTTTGAAAGTGCAATACCATTACCAGCCACTTCAGTATCTATATCAACACCGCCAATAACAATATTACATGCATTAGATACTCTATTCTCAATTGAGAACAAGTCTAGCTTTGAACCTTCTAGTAGAGGTGACATATAGATTTCACCTGAACCAAGTACTAGATAGTCAGCTTCAATCTTAAGAGACTTTTTATCTACAAATAGATCTGAATTGCTGTATAGTGATATTTGCTTAATCTCATTTGAGCGAGAGAGTACATAAGCATCATAACCGGTAATGTTGTATGCTTGCTGATTATTAATCTTAATTCTTTCTAGATTAGTATCGCTGTAAGTATAGGTGGCTCCGGTCTGTGCAGTAGCTTTAAGTACAGTCTCAACAAGACCGTTTGCCGGGGAGCGAATACCACCTCTTAGTCTTACTCTATCAACGGAGAGGTTATCAATAGATACAATATTTGCAGTAGCCCCAGAGTCAGCACCAATAAAAGTATTGCCTACAGTGAAGTAAATTGTATTAGCTGTTGAGTCCTTTAGATAGATCTTATTACGTGGTCTATCCTGAATATATACTTTACCAACAACAGTATTAATATATCTTGCATTAGTATTGGAGAATTCAATAAGCTCTGATACACTTAATACTGTATTGTTAACAACTTCTGTAATAGTAACAACTTGAGATGCATTACCACTCTGAAGAACAAGATTTTTATCTTCATAAAGAGTACTAAATGTAGTACCTGTACCAACAATAGTTTTACCGCCTTGTACTAATCTCACTGACCCAGTTTCAGGCGCAGTATTCTGCCATACATACTCTCCACCGTAAAATGAACCAATTTGGTTAGTAACAGTAAAGTATTCATAATCCTTATTAACAAAGATCTTTTTATCTGTTTGCGCAATATACTTTGCACATCTCAGATTAAACTTAATATCAGTATCTGATAGGGAGTTATAAACACCCGAACTATTACGGATAAAGAGTTTACCATCTTTATTTGAGTTTACACCTGGTGAAGGAATGTTTGTATTAACTAATCTGTCACCTACTCTGTTAACCCAAGCAACATAGCCTGGATCTTCGTACATCACTACAATACCATAGAATCTACCTGTTGGCAGTTTAAGCGGCTGTTTAAAACCAAATGTAGTTGCAGACGACGCATCACCGAATGAATAGATACGTGAGAAGTCTTTATATGAAAGCGAATATGCATATGTCTTTTGTAGATTAGGCTGATCGTTTTCAATTTCGCAAATAGCAATTGCAACACCTGCATTAGGGTTACCTGATAGGTTTGCTGTTTGACTTGGCTTAAGCTTAAAGAATAAATCAATAGAGGTCATAGTAATCTCACTAGCACCATTTACGATCTCAGGATCAGCATAGAAGGTCTGAATAAGGGAGAAGTTAGGTGGTGTAAAATAGAAGTTAGTATCAGAAACAGTCTTAGCTACTTCAACATATGAAACAGTCTGCGCTACAACACTCGGATCAGATGAAGGTGTCTTTTTAATAATAGCTTCAATTTCACTACGGGCATACTGTGGGATACCTAACTGTACTACCGCGGTGGAAGCACCATCAGGGCTCTTAATCTCTAATGTACGTACACCGCCAACTAGAATAGAGAATGCTGCTGCTTGTTCAACAGATGTTGTAGCAGCTGTACCAGCGCGGTAATAATAAACAAATTGTAAACCTGCAGAAGAATTGTCAGCAATGGTGGGTGTAGTTAACCCTGTACCTACTGGCTTACCCTGTTGCTTACAAAGAGATGTTACATCAATACCGTTAAGATATGCGCGATGTACTGTACCAGGCTTAAGACCAAAAACATTAAAGTTTAAAATCTGCTCCGTAGCCACATATTTAGACCAATCAGTAGGCTGCAGAAGAAAGCCGCTATAGTCTCCTAGATACGGTAGCCCTTTAAGAGATTGTTGAAGCTCTAGAGCTGAATAACCCATTTAAATATTTCCTCTTATAACGTAAAGTTTGGTATTACAATACCAGCATAATCTAGTTGAAAATTCGTTGTTGTTTGAGATTGAGTCTGGTTAACAACTGAATCCATAGGGTAGAATAATTTATAACCGAATGTACCTGACTTAGCACTTTGTAAGAAACCGCCATGCTTCTGGCCCTTGTAAATACGTACTCTTACATATACACCGTTATCAGGGAGGTGTGTCCATTGAAGCTTAAAATGATCTTCTATGAATGTACCGAATACTGTTACAGCAGGGTAAGACTTTCTTTCCATTGATCCAGGATGTTCAATCTTTCTACCGCCGTTAAGACTATTTAGTCCCTTTGCAGCAATATCAGATGATTCAATTGGTACAGCGTTGCGGCTAGTATATACAGTTGTCCATGGTCCATCAGGTGTATCTGACTGAGATATCTCTGCACCAATATTGTTATCACGGCTATTAATATATAGTTCAGCTGGGCCTATTTTAGAACTAAATGTATAGAAGAATTCTTCGTATACAGTACCTGCATCTGAATTACTTCTATTTCTTTCTTCTTGTTGAATAGAGGTAATAATCTGGGTTGTTGCATCAACAGTATTACCAACAAGCGGCCCATCTGTAGCACGAGTTTGTGTAATATAGTTTATTTCAACGTAAGGTAAAACACCATCATCTTCAAGTACGTTATCCATCTCAACGTTAACTTCGCGTATAAGTGGCGAAAGGTAACCATCAACGATAGTAGCTGAATATGCAGGATTAGATATATCTGAATATGTATAATCTTCAAACCCATCTACAAAGAAACCAAACTTAAAGCGATCTGCACCATCATAGCCTGGTAGGGTTCTTTTCTGAGCTTGAAGCTCTGTAAAGGTAAGTGATGTATAATATTCAAGCTCTGCAATACGCCTTTCCAGCTTACCAATATCAATCATAGTATAGCCGCGTGGCTGTAATGTAGAGCGCTCATTATCAGACTGAGCTGTTGTGATGCGATAGTCGTTTAGTCTTCTTGTACCATACTTTTCATTAGCAATCTTAGTATCTACAAATTCGATCATTTGCGGTGATAGCTGATAAGGTAAAGAAGGATAAGGAGGAATCTTAAGAACGTTAATCGACAGTGCATTATCAGGAGCCGGAGGTGGCTCTTTCGAACCCGGTGTACCACTAATAACACGGAACTGATTCGATTCATCAATAATGATACGATCAGTTCTACCTACGTAATAGCTTACAGTCGCTGAAAGCTCTGAATCAGGTGCAGGAAACTTCTTATCGGTAACCGAGAAGCGAGTTGCAGGAGCTTGTTCAGTCATTGAGCGGCGCAGCTGATAAATTCGAAGTAGGAGTAACTGTTGCAGCTGCAACTGGGCGGAAGTCAAATTGATCTCGTAGATCGTAATATGTACCTCTTGCACCAAACACTTCAGGAATCTCTACAGTATTAATAGTAGATGCAGACGCTGATAAGGTTGCAGTGTCATTAATAGGATATGTACCTGATCCGCCTGGTCCCTTGAGACCTTCTTCACCAGGTGTACTTGAGAAATAATCAAACTTAATAAGTAGCCAATCTGACGATGTAAGAGCTAAACTATTACCTGGCTTTTGATACAGGTATGAAGTACCATAATAGTCTTCTGTCTGGTTATGATCAATATAGAAGTCTTGAGTAATATCTGTTACTGATGTACCAAATGTAGCATTCGAACCTCTATATACACTTTTAAGTCGGAAAGCATCGCCTATACCGAGTGCCCATGGACCTGCTTATGCTTGAGCATTATTAGCTAAGCAAACACGCACATAGCGGTCTCTATTGACTGTTTTAGCAATAGGTGTTACTGCTCCTGATCTTACATTGTAAGCTGCAGCAACCGAAATAGGCGCGAACATTGATGCATCGATATTTACTGTAAGTTGTTTAAGATCACCAGATGCAGTTGCGCCTCGACCTTCACGTTCGAGATTAATAGGAGCAAAGGCTGGGTAGTAAATCTTATGAGTATTAGCTGTTACACCAACACCCGGTACATTTGCACTGAGATACAATACTGTATCATTAGCAATTGAAGAAATCTGACCAAAGTTGATATAGCCAGCTGGTGTACCAGCAAACTTAATATAGTCCCCAACACGATATTCTGAGACAAATAATGTACTTGTACCTGTAACGGTCGTTGATGTATTAACACCGGCAACTGTACCGGTCTTAGTAGATGCAGATTCACCATTAGCAAGTGGTGTGATAATAAGATCACGTAATTGCGTAGAAGAAAGCGCGCCTGAATATGGGAATGTTTCCGAACCACCTGAAGGCAATGATATAGTAATAGTACCACCGCTTCCTAAGGTTGTTGTATCAGATGAACGATAGATGTATGAAACATCTGAAGCATTGATAACAGCTGGGTTACCGGCATAGTAGATAAGAGATGAATTAATATTATCCTTAACTACAGCATTGTTAGCTTCTATTACAGCATCGCAAATAGCTTTGTATGTACCATCATAGAAAATAGAACGCACACTACTAAAATTCTTACCTGTATTCAGCTGAATATCAAATAAGTACAATCTATATACAGCGCTGGCTGAGCCAGGTACACCTGAATCATATACAAGAGATCTGATACGTGCATAGCCGATTAAAGTTCCGGTAGGCACTGGTGTTGCAGCAATTCCTGTAGTAATATAAGACTTTGCTGTATCATATAAAGCAACACGATCACCAGTCTTGAATAGGAAGTATCCCCCGAGCTGATTTACTTTAACATAGTTACCGTAGTTAAGAGATATATTACCGTTAGTAACTTGGGAGTTTGACGTACCCTTACTGATAGGGGCTTCGTAGTTGAGAGTTGTTTCAACACGCGACCCATTAATAAATGCCACACCTGGATCAATGAATACATTAAACTTAGTTGCTTCATCAGTGAATGGAGTAGTAAACTTTGTAGCTAATAAGAACGGATTAGTAACATAATTACCAGCAGTTTCATTAAAGCGGCGATTAATCTCTTTACCAATTACATTGTAAACTGTCTGGCGATTTTGCTTATGAGGATTACCGTTTGAAAACTCAGCAATATACATCCAATCATCACGAGCATCTGCTTCAGCTTTTGCAATTACGGATAGTGTTGGAGTAAGCTTGAGACGATTAGCTCCTGGAGCTGTATAGTTAGGCGCACCGGTTGCATTATCAAGCAGAGAATTATCTTGATTAGAATTAATAATCTCTTCAACTGTTTCGAAGCCTACAGATTTAGCGTCAGGTAGATTTGAATACTTCTCGACAATTATAATCTGCTCTGCAACGCGTGAGAAATAGCCCTTCTGATATACAATACCTTCACCTACAGTCATACCATATGAATTACCAATAGGTGAATACTGTGATGGGGCTACAGTAATAGTAGCAAGCTGATTCTGAGGTAGTGCTGAGAATACACCGATTTGTCCTAGTGAAGCACCTGCGGATGCAACAGTGACAGTCGGTAAAATTGTATAGCCAATACCCTTATTAAGAATATTAACAGAGGTTACTTCACCGATCTGCGCTGTTGTAATTGCAGCTGTAGCACCTGAACCAATAATAGAAACAACTCGGGCTTCTGATGACGGGGTCGTATTTGCTGTTTGAACAGTAGTATTAGTGTTAAACGTCCATTTAGAGAAATCGCCAGATTTAAGATCTTCTAGTCTCGGCGTGATCTTAAGTACAATAGAGCCGGAAATAGAAGTTGTATCTACTGCTTTAATTTGTACATTCGCTGTACCATTAGTTAGATAATCCCCAGCAAAAAAGTTATTAGCAAACGCTGTACCACCAGATGTATTTTGAATAGCAATTGCTGATAATATAACTACTTTATCTGTAGATACAAAGCCGGAAGATCCGTTAAGTACAGTAATTTTTTCTAGAGGCGCTTCAGGGTTGTAAACTGTAAGTTGTTCACCTGCAAGGAATATAGGCTGCCCATTTGCATCACCGCCTGTCTTTACGCCTGTATTAATATAACGGATATAAAGAGTATTAAGGTCAGGTTCTGTTGATTCAAAACCTGGTGCAACTGTAATAATAGAAGCTTCTAGGGGAGTAATATTATTTTGGTTCTTTACTCTATAACCCTTGTAAGCTTCAACGTTGACAGCTGTTGAATTTGTTTCAATATCACGAATTTTGACATACTGCAGAGCTGAGTGAAAAGTAACATCGCACCCATCAATAATAGTACCTTGCTTAAAGATATTATTACCAAAGCGCTCAATCTGCTTTTGTAGAATGGTTTGGAGTTGATTGAGCTCACGCGCCTGAACAGCTACGCCTGGACGGAAAAGAATCTTATAGAAGTCCTTTTGGTCGTTGTAGTCGTCAAAATATGGCGATACGCTCAGATCTGTTTGAATCGTCATTTTAAATTAAAACTCCAGTATCAGTTTGACTGTCTCAGTCTGCTTAAAATCTCTTGTAATAGGCTTTAGGTTTTCCAAGTAGAGAATTTCACCGCTGTCTGGTACAATCTCTCCGTTATATTTATAACGGGCATTAAAGTAGGCATTGGATGATAGCCCTCTTATTACTGATGCTCCACTTAGATCAAACACGTTAGAGACGTTAGTAGCATATAGGTAATCGTTTGCAGAGCCTGGATTATCCCGGTAGGAATGTATAATGGCGGTAGGGCTTGTATTAATATCATCTGTATCTTGAATTAAAGTTTCATCTTCAATGAATTCGTTGGCAGAAGTAAACGTACCAACAAATGTAGTTAGTTGATTAAATGCGTTAAACTCATCTGCATCACGACCATTAACTTTTATATAAGGCTGTGTATTAGAAACTTTAGCAGAGCAAGCAGATACTTCCCCGATCAGATATGAGCTTGTATCGAGACCTACTGGATTAACATCTGTTAAGGTTATATTAATAGAATTATAATCAATTACTTTACCAAATTTTTCAGCTTGTATAAGATATATTGCGCAATTTGAGCCTATAAATGATGGTGTGTTATCAATATTAAGTAGAGTATCACTTTTGACTGATTGTACATTGGCGAGTATATTTGAAATGCCGTTTGTAATAATTAATCTATCATTAGTACGTAATGTTTCTACAAAGGATGTATTAATTCCTGTGATAAGTGTATTAGATGAAACGCTTACATTACCATGTAAACGTATAGGTTTATAGCGATAAATGTTTTCATTAGTTACAAATGAACCTTTAACACTATCTGGATCCAGGGTTATACTAACGTTTGCATAAAGCGGGCTCTTAATTAAACCTACAGTACGATAATCGTTATTTGCAGATAACGGTTCATTATTACCAATAAAGCTAGAAGAAATACCTACGTAGCGTCCAAATAATTCGTTATTAATATTAGACCCATGGCCGCCTGGTGGTGAAATAATAGGAGCAACAACTGCATCACTAGTAACTGAAACAATATTTGCTGACTTAATTTTAGCTGTAGTTAATCTGTAGCCGGCCCCGGTTGTAAGTACCTCAACTCTAGAGATAGCATTTCCGATTGCTGAATTAACAATAGCCCGTGCTACGCAGTTAGCAGAGCTTGTACCGCTTACATCGTATACAAATACGTTAGGGTAGATTTCAT